GTATTAAAGAACTATAACGCAACAAAAGCCCGATTTGGGCATTAAGATATTTATATTATATGTCAGGTATATTTGTAATAGAAAATGGGTTTAATTCGGAAGGTAATGTGACTGTAACCGGTTCATTAACTTCTACACAACCATTTACAGGAACATTTTCAGGTTCATTCTCAGGTTCATTCCAAGGTAGTGGATTAGGATTAACTGGGTTAACTACTACAGCATCTCCACCAGCCGGCACCACGATACTAATTAGTGCGAGTGAAAACATTGTATCTGGTACAACAAATACAACAGCTAAAACTTATACTTTAGCTTCAAATACATATAGTAGCATTTTAATTGAAACTGAGGTTGGGTTTAGATCAAATGCTAACACTAACGGTATTGTGACATTTAATATAGTAGTAGGTGGGGTAACTAAACGAACTCATAACATTGAATTCGATGCTACTGGTACCGGTGACCAGTTTGAATCTGGAAGAACATTAAAATATAGTGCAGCTATACCTGCAGGAGCAACTATAACAGTCACAACTACTGGTACTGCTAATGGTACATGGGAAGTTGATAGTTTAAGAGTTTATGGAATAGTATAGTATGCCATTATTACCATTAATCATAGAAAACGGATTACGTGCTAACGGCAATTCGATAGTTACTGGTTCTGTTGTAACTACACTACCATATACTAATACTATAGCATCTGGATCGTTCACTGGCTCATTTAGCGGAAGTGGCGCTGGTATAACTGGAGCACGTGCAACAATTACTAATATGCCGGCTGGCACAATGATACTGCTATCTGCAAACGAAACACCTGTTACGGGGACAGGAAATGCTACTGCATTCACTTATGTGCTAGCCGCAAATTCCTATTCTAGAATTATAATCGAAGCTGAAACTAGATTTAGAAACACAGCTAACACAAATGGTACTGCTACATTTAACATCTTAGTAGGGGCAGTTAATAAACGAGCACAACAAATAGAGATTGATAACATGGGTGCAGCTAACCAATTTGATGTAGGTCGTGTGATAAAGTATAGTGAAGCAATAACTGCCGGCGGCACTATAACCGTAACAACTACTGGTGTTGCAAATGGTTCTTGGCAAGTAGATGCATTACGCGTTTATGGAGTAACCTAGTCTTAGTGTTTTGAATAACGTATCCCTATTTATATAAAATAAGTTATAATGGAAAAAAGAGTTTTTACGCAGGAAGAGATAGACAGTATTAAGGCTATTCAAGATAAGTATAACACCCTAGGTGTACAACTTGTTCAGCTTAAGCTAGCATTAAAAAGTGCAATGGATTATGTAGAATCTTTACAGCTTGAAGAGTCTACAATCGAGCAGCAGATAATTGAGACTAACCAACAAGAGAAGGAATTGGCAGCAATGCTAGACGAAAAGTACGGACAAGGTTCGTTAGACCTACAAACTGGTGAATTTACACCAAATTAATTGTAAAAGCAAGGTTTCGAGTTACGTTGTGATATTTATATTAGAATTTAACAACTTATTACGACATGGCCGAAAGAATAGTATCCCCAGGAGTATTTACAAACGAGAAAGATTTATCTTTCCTACCGGCAGGTATTGCAGCGATTGGAGCTGTAGTAGTCGGACCTACAGCTAAAGGTCCAGCGTTTGTACCAACTGTGGTAGAAAACTTTGAAGACTTTATTGCAAAATTTGGTGGACTAAGCGAAGAAACATATGTTCCATATACAGTTAAGAGCTACCTAAACAGTGCCAGTACGGTAACTGTTGTTCGTGTTCTTACTTCAGGTGGATATGATGCAAAAGCTGTACAAATCGTCCACACTACTGGATCAACTAGCCGATTGATTGGTGTAATTCTCCCTACAACTACAATCGGTAGTTCAACTGGAAACGGATACGAAGCTTCTAACTTTGTTGCTTCTGGATTCCAAGGAGGTAGTGTAACTGGATCATTTGGGTTTACTTTATCAGGATCTGGTGTAACAGCTCAAAACCTTACAGCATCTGCAAACCCAGCAAGTGCAGATTCATTTGAAAACGTACTTGGTACTTCTGTAAAGGGGTCTAAGAAAGGGTATATGTACGTTTGGTTTAACAACTATCTATCTACAACTTCTGGATTGTCAGGATCAGTAAGCTTTGTGACTGGCTCAACAACAGCGTTAGTTAATTACTCAGGTTCGGTTTATGGAGCATACGCACCATCAGCAACTCCTTACGTAACTTCACAAATCATAGGTGGACAAAAGCTTCAGTTATTCCGAGCAGTATCTTTAGCAGATGGAACTGACACAAATACTGCTTACAAAATCAGTATTATCAATACAACACTTCCAGGAGCTGATCCAGGATCTGATTACGGTTCATTCACACTATTAGTTCGTGACTACAACGACACAGATCAACGTCCTGTGATTCTTGAGTCTTATACAAACCTTAACTTGGATCCAGACTCTTCAAACTACATTTGTAGAAGAATTGGAGATCGTTCTTACTCCGTAGATAGTGCAGGTGTTGTAACAATGACTGGAGATTACCGAAATGTATCTAAATACATTCGTATTGATGCAGTAGATGATGTAAAAAATAAAGCAATCAGTGCAAACGTTAAACCTTTTGGATACGAAGCATTGGTTCAGCCAATATCTTCTAGCTACTCTTTCCCAGCACCGACATTAGTAACACAGCTTACTCAGATCAACGGATCTTACAACAAAAAAGCTTACTACGGTTGGGACTATACGGTAGCAGATAATGCAAACTACTTGAAACCACTTGCAGCAGGAACTGTTCAAGTTGGAAACGGATTCAACCTTGATGAGTGTTTTGTTCACCCAAGTGCATCTAAAGTAAACGATAATTCAACCTTTGTTGGAGGATCTAGCATCTCAGCATCTTTATTCTCTGGATTAGATGTAAACAATGTATTGAAATTTACTGTTCCACTTCAAGGAGGATTCGATGGAATGGACCCAGCAATCGCTAAGAATGTAGGTGCAGCAATTACAGCTACAAACTTATTCGGTATGAACTGCTCTACTGTAAACGCAGCAGGTGGTGCAGCTTATGTAAAAGCACTTAACACCATTGCTAATGCAGATGAGTATGATGTTAACTTGATTGTAACACCGGGTGCCAACATCAAAGATCACGCTGGAATCATTAACAAGGCAATTGAAGTTGCTGAAGATAGAGGTGACTGCTTCGTAATCGCTGATCCAATTACTCAAGGAGGTTCAGTTTCTTCAGCAGTGGCAGCAGTATTGGATAGTGGAATTGATTCTAACTATGTAGGAACATACTGGCCATGGGTTAAGATCATCGATACAGACAAAAACAAACCAGTATGGGTACCACCTTCAGTGGTTGTACCACGAGTAATGGCTTACAATGATTCTGTAGCTTACGAGTGGTTTGCACCAGCAGGTCTAAACCGAGGAGGAATTTCTGAAGCTGTTGATGTAGAGTTGAGATTGAACCAAGCAAACAGAAACGACTTGTATGAAAATAAGATCAACGCAATTGCAACATTCCCTAACCAAGGAATCTGCATCTGGGGTCAGAAGACACTACAAGCACGTCCATCTGCTCTTGACAGAATTAACGTACGTCGACTATTGATCACATTGAAGAAATTCATTGCATCTTCAAGCCGCTACTTGGTGTTCGAAAACAACACAACTGCAACTCGTCAGCGATTCTTGAACATCGTAACACCATACCTACAAACTGTTCAGTCTCGTCAAGGATTATTTGCATTCCGAGTAATAATGGATGAAACAAACAATACACCAGATGTAATCGACAGAAACATCATGTATGGTCAGATATACATTCAGCCAGCTAAAGCAGCCGAATTTATTATCCTAGACTTCAACATCCTACCTACAGGAGCAACTTTTGATAACGCTTAATACTTAATATAAAAGACACATGGCAAACTTAATTGAAAACAACGAAATATTCTACACGCCTTACGAACCTAAGGTACAGAATAGATTTATCTTATCGATAGAAGGCATCCCGGCTTTCTTGTGTAAGAAAGTGTCTCGTCCAGGTATTGAGTGTGGTGAGGTTGTTCTAGATCACATCAACATCATCCGCAAGATGAAAGGAAAGTGTAAGTGGAATGATATCACAATCACAATGTACGACGCAATTGTACCTTCTGGAGCTCAAGCAGTAATGGAGTGGGTACGTGTAGCTCACGAATCAGTAACTGGTCGTGATGGATATGCAGACTTCTACAAAAGAGATTTTGATATCTTCGTACTAGGACCGGTAGGTGATAAGATCGAAAACTGGAAAGTGAAAGGTGCTTACATCAAGACTGCTACTTTCGGAGATATGGACTGGTCTACAGAAACTCCAGTTGAAGTATCTTTAACATTAGGAGTTGACTACTGTGTATTAGAATACTAAAACAAACTAACAACGATAGAGAGCCTGGCCAAAAAGCCGGGCTTTTTTGTTTTAACGACATATTTATAATAAAGTTACTAATTAATTCTATCTATGACAAAAGTTGTAAACGATGAGTACCCAGGAGGAAAGCAAGTACTCACAGACGAAGAAATCAAAGCAAAGTTCTTAGCGGAGTCATTCAATACAGGAACAGTTGAAACTGTAACCTCCAGTCCATCTATTGTACCTACAGAGGTAATTGAACTACCTTCCAAGGGAATGTTCTATCCAGAAGGACATCCACTAGCGTCAGGTAAGATTGAGATGAAGTATATGACAGCTAAGGAGGAAGACATCCTATCATCTCAGAACCTGATTAAGCAGGGTGTGGTAATCGATAAGCTATTACAATCGCTTATTGTTACTAAAATAAACTACAACGATTTGTTGACCGTAGATAAGAATGCAATCTTTATTGCAGCTAGAATCTTAGCATACGGAAAGGATTATGAGGCAGAACTTACGTGTCCAAACTGTGGTGGAAAGTCAAAGCAGGTAATCGACTTGGGTGATTTTGAGGATAAGGAGATCGACTGGAGCGGATTCCAACCAGGTCAGACAACTTACACATTTGAATTACCAATATCCAAAGCAAAGCTTACTTTAAAATTCCTAACTCATGGAGATGAGAAAAAAGTAGAAGAAGCTGTTAAGGGATACAAGAAGATGAATAAAATGACCGGAGTAGATCCAGAGTTGAGCACGAGATTGAAACATCTGATTGTGGCAGTTGATGGAAACGAAGATCGAGGAGTGGTCAATAAGTTTGTGGATAGCATGCTTTCTCGAGACTCATTAGCACTTCGTACATACATAAAGAATGTAACACCGGACATCG